GAACGTCACGCCGGGCGGCATCAGGTGGGGCCAATAAATGGCGCAGACGATCACCATCGAAGGGCGCGCCGTTCCGGTCGAAGACAAGTTTTTCTCGTTGTCGCCGGAGGAGCAGAACAAGACGGTTGATGAAATCGCCAAGTCGCCGAACTTCCGGAACATGCCGATGGCGAGCGGCAAACCGGCAACCAGTGAGTTTGAAGCTTTCCTGCGCGGCGGTGCTGCAGGCCTGACGGCCAACTGGTATGACGAGCTCGCCGGAGCTGCCGAGGTAAACCGCGGGCGGCTGGGGTTTGGCGGCACTGTATTCGGCGGCACCAAGCCGCTCGAGGCCGATCCGGAAAAACGTCAGAAGACATATGAGCAGGCGCGCGATGAGGTGCGTGCGCGGCAGGCAACGGCGCAGCGCGAGCATCCCTACTGGTTCGGCACCGGTGAGTTTGGCGGTGCCGCGGTCGGTACGCTGGCATTGCCGGAGGCGCGCGCCGCAACGGTGCTCGGCCGGGCCGGGCAGGCGGCGCTGAGTACCGGGCTCTACGGCGCGGCGTCCGGTGCCGGCGCCGGCGAGGGTCCGCAGGATACGCTGACGCAGGGGCTGATCGGCGGCGGCACCGGTGCGGTGCTCGGTCCTGCCGGGTCGTTGGCGCTTGATGCCTTATCGCCGCTCGGCACCAAGGTCGTGAACACCTGGCGCGGGCTTACGCAGCCGCGCGCAGAAGGCGAGCGGAGGCTTGCGGATGCGCTGTCGCGGGACTGGTCACGCGGGGGACCGGGGCTGACGCCGGACGAGCAGGCGGCGCTGCAACAGGCGGGCACGCAGACGAGCCTGGCGGACCTCGGCGGTGAGCGCACCAGGTCTCTGGCGCGGGCGGTTGCCGATGCCTCGCCGGAGGCGCGGGCTTCTCTTGAGGGCCTGATACAGCCGCGGTGGCTCGGTCAGGGCAACCGTATTGCCGCCCGGGTCCGCGATATCGGCGGCGGCGCAAGGGCTGTGGATGACCTCGAGCAGCTGCAGACAGCCGCGAGGGCGGCCAATCATCCGGCCTATCAGGCGGCCTATGCGGCCGGCGAGCACGGCATCTGGTCGCCGACCCTCGAAAGGCTGAGCTCGGAATCGCCGGCCTTCCTGCGCGCCATGGAACGCGCCGTTACCAGCGGCCGCGACCGGGCAGCGGCGGAAGGGTTCGGAGCGTTCAATCCGACTGTGCGTTTTGAGAACGGCATGCTCCGTTTCGAGCGCCGCGGCGGCTCGCCCGTTTATCCTAACATGCAGTACTGGGATTACGTGCAGCGGCAGCTGCGCGATATGGCGGCCGAGGCGGCCAAGGGCGGCAGTAAGGATGCGGCGTCGGCAATCGGCTCGCTGCACAAGCAGCTGCTCGCCGAGCTCGACCGGCTGGTACCGGAATTCCGGGTTGCCAGGCGTGGCGCAGCCGGTGCCTTCGGCGCTGAGGATGCGCTGGAGGCGGGGCACAATTTCGTCAATGCGCGGGCCGGGACGCCGGCCGAGCAGCTGGCGCAGCGGCAGGCCTTCGCGGCGATGTCGCGGCCGGAACGCGACCTGTTCGCCCGCGGCTATGCCAGCAATCTTGCGGATCAGATCCGCAGCCGCGGCTGGAACCGCGATGTGCTGAACGCCAACTTCATCAACAACACGCCGGCCAGGGAACGACTGCACCAGGCGCTCGGACCGCAGCGCGCCAACGAGCTCGAGACCCTGCTGCGCGGTGAAGGCATGGTCGACCTGCTGCGCAAAGCGGTTAGCGGCAATTCAAAGACCGCACGCTACCTGGCCGGGCTGGGGCTGCTGGCCGGCGGCGATTATCTGGCCGAGGGCGACGTCAGTATTCCGCATATATCGGCGGGCGCCGCGGTGGCGTTCGCACTGCGCTACGGCAACCAGCGCATCAGCCAGGAGGTGTCCCGGCATATCGGTGAGATGCTGGTGTCTAACGACATGGGAATCGTGCAGCGCGGCCGGCAGCTGATTGCCGGCAATCCGCAGCTGTTCCAGGCGTTCAGGAAAGGAACCGATGCACTGATGGCCGGCGCCACCTCGCTGATCACCGGCCGGCAGCGCACCGGCGATGCGCTGAACGATCGCGCCGCAAACGATGTGCTGGCGCGATGACCCGCAAGAAACCAGCCAGGAGAGGCGACCTCGAGCGGGCCATGGCGGTGTCGCTGGATATCGCCGAGGACGCTGGCAAGGCGGCGCGGGACCGCAACACTGCGGTTGCCAACGTCGCGAAGCTGCTGGCGATCCAGCACAAGATCAGCCCCGGCGAGACCGAGGATTTCTTTGGATGACAGGAGAGCGCAATGGACCCTCTGCAGCACCAGGTGCCGCCTAACCCCACGCAGTTCGAAATGCTGCACAACGTCGAGGAGCTCCGGTCCCCGCCGCGGCCGCAGCCGCTTCCCCACCCGGTGCCTCCTCGCCCGCTGCCCGACCCGCCGCCCGGGCCGGCGCGCATCGAGCATGTCAATCCGGCGCTGCTCGAGACCGCGCAGGCGCTCGCCCGCATCCTCGCCACGCGCATCCTGCTGCTGATTGCTGTTGTCACCGCGTCGCTGGTGTGGGGCTGGACGGTGGCGCGGCCGAGCGAGCTCGGCATTATCGCGGCGGGCACCTATTCGGTGGTCGGGCTGTGGCCCCTGGTGTTCCTGTATCTCAAGAGGGGCTGAACGATGCCGCTTCGTAAGGGCCGCAGCAGGGCGACCGTCGCGAGCAATATCCGCGAGATGAAAGCGTCCGGCTATCCGCAGCGGCAGGCCGTTGCGGCCGCGCTCAACACCGCCCGGCGTTCGCGGCGCAGCCGCAGGCGTGCGCGCCGGGGCTGAAAATCGCTATGCTTTGAAAACGGGTTTTCCCCCCAAAGCAAAAATCAGTGGAGGTACCATGTCACTCCCGGTCCATTTTTCGACGCTGCATGGCGGCAACCAGCCGCTCAGTCTGTTTGATCGTCAGTTTGCTGCGGTCGGTGGTCTGACCACGATTCCCTGCAGCGCGTCGACTGCGGACGGCAACGCGATCATGCTGACGCCGCGCGATGATACGCCGACCATTCACCGCTACACCGATCTGGCGCCGTCTTTCATCTTTGTTGCGACCGCCACCAATACCGGCCCGGTGACCATCAACGTGGCCGGCGTGCAGTACCAGCACCACCACCGCGACGACGATGACGACTGGGACGGGCGTTTCGATCCGCAGCACCACGGTCCGGGCGGGCAGCCGCCGGGCTCCGGCTGGCCGCGGCCGCCGGTGCTGGTGCCGCTCGGGGCGAGGCCTGCATTTAAGGACAACGGGTTTTCGCCTTTGCTGTCCGGCGATATCCAGCAGGGCGGCGTTTATCTCTGTACCTTCGTGCAGTCCTTCAGCAGCGGCAACGGCGGCTTTGTAGTGACGACCTTCAGCGACGTGCAGGGTCTCACCACCTGGCTGACCTGGACTCCGACAGTGAGGGCGTTTACCGGCGCGCTCGGCTCGGCCACTGCGACCGGTGTCTACCGGCACATCGGCGATAATATCGAATACACCGTCACCATCCAGGTGGTCGCCAACGGCACCGGCGCCGGCTATCTCATCTTCTCGCTGCCGATCGCGCCCAATGCCCAGTTCGCCGCGACCGGGATCAGCGCCGCCGGTAAATCGGTGGTCGGGCTGATCACCAACGATCCCGGCACGCCGGTGCTGCCGGTGACCCGTCTGTTCGCCTATGACGGCAGCTATCCCGCTATCGACGGGTCGGTCTTCATCGTCAACGGCTGGTATTTCGTCGCTCCGTGAGCTCCGGTTTGCACACCGATTGCACACAGAAGCATGCGCGCGGAGGTGGGTTTTCGTGCTGTTTTTGGTCCTGCCGGGTCGTTTTGGGCGGCACCGGACCGTGGGTAGCAATGCATTGATTAACCGATGAATTTACCGGATTTCCGTGGCCCGGGCGGTGCTATCCGGTGGTTGCAGGTGTGCCCTGATCACGGGAGCGGCGGCCATTGATTTCATTGGGAAATCAGATTTGCACACGTCCTGCACACAGCTGTCTTGTGGGAAAGTATCCGGCACGTTTGCCGGCGGAGAATAAAAAAGGGCCGCACACACGGCGCGGCTCCCATTAGGCGGTTGTTTGTTGCGAAAGGACCGCGAGCAAGAAAGTTAGATCGAATTAGTGCGAGTTAGTGCGAGTGATATGAATTCGCGTGGTTATGTGGGGCCCGCTTATGTGGCGGGCTCTTTCGCTTTTGCGCATTGGATTTCTACGCCTGCATGGCCGGCAGAGCCTAGCTCATGCCGCGACGTCGTCCCAGGTCTCCGGCGCCGAGTGCGGATCACCGCCGAGCCGCACGAACAGGCCTTTCAGGTAGCCGGCCTGTTTCATGGTTGGCTCGCGGTGTTCCATCAAGTCGACCATGTGCCGGATGAAATCATGGTGCTTGGAATCGAGACGGTCGAGCCGCCGGCTGAGCCACATCGCCACCGCGTGCCAGGTGCGCACCTGCGGCGCAGGCCTGGACGCCTGCCCCTGCTTGCGCCCTTCCTCCAGCCCGGCGAGGAACGCTTCCTCGAGGTCCTGCGAGCCGTAGCCGTGGCCGTCCAGTCCTCTTTCGATGCTGGCGGCCAGATTATGCAGGTCGCTGCCGGCGCTTTCCAGCGTGCGGCGCAGTGCCTGTACGGCGGCGACGAGCTCGCCGGGCTGATCGCTGCCGAGCAGGCGCACCAGCTTGCCGACCTTTATGAGGACCTGTGCGGACAGGGTCATGCCGGTTAACCCCCCCCCTTAGCCGGGAACGTCACGGCGGCGTGCGTCGCCAGCATGCGCCGCCGGGTCAGGGACGGCAGCGCCTCAAAGACATCCTGCGCCTGCGTCAGGGCGATATCGTCATGCTCGGCGGCGCGCAGCAGCCGGACCAGATTGGTGTTGCTGCCGACATGGCACGCGGCGATTCCCGCCAGCGTGCGCAGCTGCAGCCGCCGCTCGGCAACGTCGAGCGACGACCACGGGCCATAGTGAAGCTTGGTATTCATAACACGCACTCAAATAAACTCTGTCGTTAACTGAAATATATCAGGAGATCCCCAGGAACCAGCCCGCGAGCCGCAGCAGCGCAGCGGCAACGATCACATTGCGAACCAGGCGCCGGTCGGCGTGCGGGTCGCCCTCGAGCTCGGCGGCGCTGTGAGTGAATAGCAGCACCGCCGTCACGATCAGGAACGCGATGAACATCACGCGACCTTGTCGCCGGGAATAACGCGCAGCTTCGGCTTCCAGCCCGGCAGCAGCGAGGCTTTCCTGGCCTCCTCGGTGACGTCGGTGTGTTCGTAGATCATCGCGCTGCTGCGGGACCTCCACGCGCCGGTGGCGACCAGCCCGGAGGTGTCCATGCCGGCGTGGCGGCGCATCAGAGCGCCGTAGGAGTGGCGCAGGATGTGTGTGGCGGTGCGCGGCTGCAGATCGATGCCTGCCGCCTTGCAGGCCCGGTGGAACCGTTTGTAAAGGGTGCGCAGGTTATAGCCGAACACCGAGCCGCTCTTTTCCTGCGGGCCGCGGCGCAGTCCCTGCAGGACGTCGACTATCGTTTCCGGGAGGAACACCGGGCGCGGGTCGCCGTTTTTCGTCTTGCCGATGAATCCGAAATTCTCGCCCAGCACCAGGTGCTTCCATTCCAGCCGCAGCGCCTCGCTGAGCCGGCAGCCGGTATAGAACATGAAGACGCACAGCGCGCCGAGCCGCACGTCGATTTCGTAAGCCGCGTCGAACAGGCGGTGGAGCTCGTCGGGCTGCAGCCAGGCGAGGCGGCGCTTGCCGTCGGCGCCTTCCGGCCGGCTGACCCGGATCAGGACGTTACTGAAATTCAGAATCGCGATTACCGGCGTATAGCACTGGCGGTTGCGGGTGGCGGGGTCACCGTCCGGATAGAGCGTCCTGGCGGCCGCCTGGATAGCCTGCTGGTCGATATCGGCGCAGGGCGTATCCCGGAAATGCTCGAGCAGGCGTTTGGTGAAGCGGGCGCTTTTGCCCGCCTCGAGGTAGGCGCAGAGCGCCTCGGCGAAGGTCAGCCCACTGGCCTTGCCGGGAAGCTCAGCAGATTTTCGGTAGGCTTCCTCGATTTCCCGCTCTTTTCGTTTGAGGGCGATTTTTGCGAATTTGAGTTCAGCAGTGCGAGCGCTCTCGTATACGCCGGTGACGTGGAGGTATGAGCCGCGGATCTGGTAGTTCGGGTTTTTGGCGTCGCGGGGCTTCTGAAGGTAGAGGGGCATGGCGGGGTTTCCAGTGAGGTGAGGATGCGGGTCAGGTCAGATGCGAGAAAGAGTAGCGTGCGGCCGGCCCGATAGCTGCAGTGCGGCTGACCGTTGCGATCGACCGGGTGGCGGCGCAGGAAGGTGCGCAGCCATCTCCGGGTCTTGTGCAACGTGTCGGCAACCTGCTGCTCGGTCATGAGGTCGGGACCGCGGGGTGTCGTCAAAACGGGATCTCGTCGTCAAATTCGGCATTGGCCGGATAGTGGTCGGCCGGTGGCGGATTGCGCTCGTCGTATTTCGGGCCGGACGGTCCGCGGGCGAACTCCTGCATGCCGGGGCGCTGCTGCTGCTCTGCGGACGGGTGCTGTTGCCGGTCCTGCTGCGGCGGGGCTCCGCGGCCGGCGGAACGTGGCGGCGGCTGCACGAACTTGACGCGGATGGCATCGACACGCTTGCCCTGAAAATCGACCCTGGTCGGATACAGCAGGATACCCTTGCCGATCCATTCATCGAGCTCGTCGCCGTACATGTCCGCGATGGTCGACGCGTTGACCTTATTGAGCACCAGGGTCTTCTCTTTGCCTTTGAACGACAGCACCGGTTTGTCTTTGCCGTCGTTCATTTCCTCCATGCCGATCCGGTCGATGGTGACGCGGACCTCTCTGCCCTGCAGGTCGGCGGCCTGCAGATATCTCGACGGGAACACATCAGTGAGTTTCACCATTTCACGCCTCTCCTGTTCCGGTTCTGGTTATCGCGGGTATATCGTCAGTGACGGTTCGGGATTGCTGAGTACGCAGCCGGGCACGTCCACGCCCTGTCTGATGTCGTCCTTGATGACGGTTTTCATCGGGTCCCAGTGCGACCGGTATTTCCGGTACTGTTCCGGAACGAGCTCCATGTCATTGATGATGACGTGTACGTTGTGGCGGACCGCAAGGCGGTGGTTCGGCAGCTGCAGCTTCTGCAGGCCTGCGGCCTGGAGCATCATTAAAACCGTTTCACGCAGCTTGCGGGCTCTGAATTCGAGGCGCTCTTTGATGTAGCCGTATTCCCTTGCGTGCTTGGCGGCGGTTTCGGCGTCGTCCTCGAGCTCGGGGATTCTGCGGATCATACGGTCGATGATATCGAGCGCGTCGGTTTCGCTTTCCAGTGACAGCACCAGTGACTCTTCATCCTCGGCGAGCTCGGGACAGGCGGCGAGTAATTGCCTGATCTGCGAGCGTGCGGTGTCGGCGGTGACGAGCGGTTTCATAGGCGAGCTCCTGTGCGGCGGTGCGCGAAGCGGCCGGCCCGGTTATCCCGTGATCCGGACCGGCCATGGCGACGTGGCTGAGGGGTATGGCCAGTACGCGCCGCCAGTTGCGTTCGGCACCTCTACACTCCGACAGAACAGGGTAGGCTGTCAACGCCGCGGCGTCGGATACGCGATCAAATCGCGTTCCGGCACTGTTCTACCTTTCGTGGATCTAATGTGAATCAGGCAATGATTTTTATTTTTTGTGCGGCTTTGACGAGGACCGGCATGGCCGGCGGCGCCGTCTTGCGGCGCTTCTTGCCGAGCAGCAGCCAGTCGGTGTCGACCTCCGCGACCAGGCAGAACTGGGCGAGCACGTGATAGGGAATGCCGCGTCCCGGGTCGCCTTCGTATTTTTCGTAGGTGCGACGAGAAATGCCGAGAATGCCGGCTGCTTCCGCCTGGCTGTACTGTTTTGCGGCCCGCCACTTGCGCATCGCATCCTTGATGCGGCCCTTGATGGCGTGCGCCTTAGTCATTGTCGGGTCGTTGTTGTCGTTTCTGGACATGATGACGGTATGTCGCCAAATAAAGGCGTCCGTCGATTCGTAATTCAGCGGTTGCAATTCCGACGGATCGGGGTATAGAGTTGCGGTCATGCGGTCCGATGACATATTCGCACCCCGTTCCCCCGGCTGGAAAGTGGTACGTCGGTATGCGCTCGAGCTCGGGATTGCCACCAAAGCGATCGACAAATGGCGCGAACGCAGGACGGTGCCGTACCGCTGGCGTATTCCGCTGGTGCGCAAATCCGGCGGCCTCATTCCGTTGTCGTTGTTCGATGCACTGGAAAAGGAACGATGATGAAATTGTTCGAGGACGCGTGCGACCACCCCAAGACCTCCCACATCCAGGTGCCGCCCCAACTCCAGCCGTCCTCATGGTCGCGCGCCTCTTTCACGCAGTCAACAAAATTGCAACCTGCCGCAACCTGCGTTGCATTGTGACAATCGTGTTGCCGCCGTCGCGGCTTACGGTTTTGTAATGCTCCGTTGTCATGTCGCACATAGTGCAAGGAGTTAATGCGATGTCCAGCTGAACATTATCGGAACACCCCCGATAAACAGGTGGTAAAAATCACAATACTATTTGGAAAACCCAGTTTTCCCGGGAGCGTTATAATAATGCCGACACCGCGCTGGCACGACGAGGATACGGACGCATTATGCCGCTACGTGCGCGGCGGCAATGCACCCTTCTCGGCGATCGCCAGCGCCTTCGGCATTACCCGCAACGCGGTGGCCGGCAAGATCTGGCGGCTGCGCCGCCGCGGCGTGCTGCCGCCCGGCATTACGCTGCCGCCCCGCGACCCCAAGCCGCGCATACGCAAGCCACGCCCCTACGTCCCGCGCAAGCCCGCCGACGGCGGTTCCGCACGTCCCGCCCGAACGGTGCGCCGCAGCTGGCGAAGCTTATCGGCGGGCTCCGCTGCCGCTCTCCTGGTGTGCTGCGAATGCCCGGCGGACATCCTCTCGGTGCGCGGCTGCCGCTACGTCATCACGCCCGATCACCACGCCGCGGGCCGGACGCTGGCGGACCTGCGCTGCTGCAACAATCCGCGGGTGCCGGGTCTCAGCTGGTGTCTCGGTCATTGCAGGATGGTTTACCGATGAGCTCCGGGAGCCAAGGAGGTAAAGATGGGCGCGAAGGCGAGACGTGGGCGTACACAAACCAAACAACTCAAGATTCTTCGTCAGCCGTATGAGCGGTTTGAAAAGCTGCAATCGACTGACCACCCAACCAACAGAAAAGAGCGGCGCGCAATCGCCGCTCAAACGCGAAAAGACAAAGGGACAATCCAATCCAACGACAAGCCATAGCCAGCCCGACGCCTGGGAACATGACCGGGCTAGGACGAAACAGGACCTGCAGGGCAGCAGGCACGTAGCACCAAGTGACCCCGGCGCCTGATCGGATTTGAATCCAGGCAGAGGATGACGGGGCGTGGGCTGCCGGCATGCGATGCTTCGCATGCGGTGAACGACACACAACGTTCACCCCACGTCCAGATCCGCGACCGGGACGCGACCGCAGCTGCTGTCTCGGCTGTACGTCGCCGCCGTCGGTGAGAGCGCAGCTGTGGGGAGACCGGCCGACCTGCCCCGCTCAGTAATCAGCTGTTGAGACAGTGCGCCGGGCGTCTTCGCCCTTTCTGGGATTTCGTGGAGGTCCGGTAAGGACCTCCGGTCCCCGCGCATCCCGCCCCGGCAGGGCGAGGTGCGCCCGGGCCACGCCCCGCGGGACCGGCACCGCCATGATGCAAGGCCCGGCATCAGGGCTGCCGACCAAATCACATGACCGGTAGCGGCAGCCGGGCGGGGCGGGGATGAGATACGGATACGCAGGCGACGTCCGCACAAGCGAGGGAGCGCGCCATTAAGTAGCGCCGTAGCGACCGAGTGAAGTGCGTGACCGTCGCAGGCGCTGCCGCTAAGCGGCAGCACATATTGCCTTAGGGCCGCAGGGCGCGGAGAGAGATGGAGGTGTGTCTATGCCTATGCGCTGGGAATTTCTGCATCCGCAGGTGAGCTGGGCAACGCTCGGGTTTATGCCGGACATGTTTTCCGATGATGACCCGCGTCCTGCACGCGAGCAGGTCAATAACAACTATCGCCATGGCGGCGGCTGGTTTCCGGTCAACCAGGATAAGTACCGGTTCGACCTCGACACGCTCACCTACACGTATCCGGGTGATCCGCCGCAGACCGCAATTGCAAGAACCAGGCTGCGCGACGAAACCATTCTGATCTTTGATTACGGGATGGTTGCGATCGTGCAGAAAGACGGCAGCTATGAGATTGCGCGGATGGATTAGGGAGGTGTGTCTATGGACGGGATCCGGAACATCATTGTCGTGGCACATCTGCCGCCGGGCCTGCGGGACATCTGGCTCGAGCATCTGCGCGCTTTCGATGCTGCGCATCCCGGTTGCGTTTTCCGGATTGCGTTGGAGCCGCCGCAATACGCCCTTGACTGGCTCAGGGACCATGAAGATCAGGACCACTGCAGGGGGACTGCCATGCATCCGTTCGATGACCGGGAGACCTGGGAGAGATTCAATACCTGGCTGGCGCGCGAAGTGCCCGCCGAGGAGCTCGAGGCGGTGACCGGCGATATCAACGCGCTGCTGATTGCGCATCCGGAGTATGTCGAGCTGCACAGCTGGGCGGAACTGCGCGAGCTCGGCCGCGGCATGGGTGCGCTCGGCGCGAGTCACAGGTTCGCGTGACCCACATCGACACCATCCTGCGCGCGTTGCGGCGGGGTCCGGTGGAGTCGCTGGAGCTGGCGCGGCTGCTGTGGGCAGACGGCGGACCGGAATGGGCGGACGCCAATCTGCGCCAGAACGTCTGGCGCCTTAACCGGCTGCTCGAGGCGGACGGCTGGGCGGTGCGTTCGCGGCGGCGCTACCGTGCGCGCGGGACCTACGAACTGGTGCGGATCAAGCAGAGAGGGCTGCGCATGGCCGATGATGTGTATCTGATCTGGTCGAACGAGCATCGAGGATGGTGGCGGCCGCAGCGGCGCGGCTACACCCGCGACCTCGCCGAGGCGGGGCGGTACGACCGCGACACCGCGCTGAGGATCTGCCACGGCGCGATCCTCACCGCGAAGGATATCGGGATTATCTCGGAACTTCCGGTGCGTCTCGACGACGTGATGAATTTTCTGAACGAGTGGATATTCGGCGGCGGCAAGGTGCCGGCGGAAATCACCAGCGGGCTCGGAGGGGCGGCGGTATGAGCGAGGACAAACGCTATCGGGAATGTATGGCTGAGATCACCGCAGCACTGCGCAAGTACGATATGGCCGGAGCCGTTACGGTGGTGAGCAAAGAACGCGCCATGTTCAACTACATATTTCCTAGTTGGAGTTGTATCAAGGCGACCGAGACGGAGATCCGTTTCAAGGCCAAGCGCGAGGATTATCCAAGTGTTGAGGCACAGCAGCAGGCTGTTGAATCTTCCGTTCATATCATTTTGCAGATGCGCGATATTGCTGCGCAGACGTTTGCATTCTGTGAGGGCATTGAAGAAAAGTTGAAGGAAAGCTTCGATATTCATCACAAGTCATTTGCCGATTTTGATCCGGAGCTTCCTCAATGAGCGAGGATATCGTTGAGCGGCTGCGCGGCGCTGCGATTAGAGCCAAGGATCAGGACCATGTCATCCATTGGATGTTAGTGGAGGATGCTGCCGACGAGATCGAGCGGCTGCGTGCTGATAACGAACGCCTGTCCCGCCTCTAGATGGATGCCAGGGAGGCTGGCGGTGATTGAGGACATTGTTGCGCGGCTGCGCACGGCAGATGCAGGCTTGCGGCGCGAGATTACGAGCATTCCCGCTGATGCGCCGAGTTTGTTGCTTGAGGCCGCCGCCGAGATCGAGCAGTTGCGCAATGATGTGGACCTCCTGCGCGCCGGGCTGGCGTTTGAAAAGAGGATATCGCGGCGATGACCAAACGCGGCATCTATCGCACACAGCGCAAATTCAGCGTGCGTGTCTACCGAGCGCCCCAGGTCAACAGGGACATTGTCGCGCGGCTGCGTGAGGCTCGCCTGCGTCATGGGCTGCCGCTGTTTGGTGATGCCGCTGAGGAGATCGAGCGGCTGCGCGCCGATAATGAACGCCTCTCCGGGCTGTATATGGAGGCGCTCAAAGAGGAGACGTTATGAAACTCGTCGAGCTCACCGCGGACGACGGCATCGTGATTGCGGTCAATCCCGCCCGCATCGTGTGGATCATGCCGCACAAGCAGAAATCCGGACACACCATCGTGCGCGTCATTGAGCAGGAACCGCTGATGGTGAGCGGCGATTATGCGAGCATCGTGGCGCTGGTCAATGACGCGCTGCTGGTGCGCTTCTGGGGATTTTTCAGGAGGTAGACAATGATGGTCGATAACACAATACGCTGCAGCAGTTGCTGTTATCTCGGCGAAAACATAGACGACGAGAAAATATGCCGGCGGCATGCGCCAGTGCCGGACCCGGAATCGGGCCCGCATGTGACGTGGCCGCTGGTCAGACCCGATCACGACTGGTGCGGTGAGCATCCGGTGATGCAGAAAGAACGGGACGAACCATGAGCAAGCCCGGACGCGGCTTTTGCGGCAGCTGCCACTGGTGGAATTACGACAACTCGCAGGCCAACGGTCAGCGTGTCGGGCGGTGCATGGTCAATCCGCCGGTGGCGGCGCAGACGATGATGTCCGGGGGTATCGGTCCGCAGGGGCCGATGGTGCGCCCGGCGTGGCAGGGTATCCGCCCGCCGACCCTCGAGGGCGATCGCTGCAGCAAGTGGCATCCGATCGGGCAGGTCCCGTTACTCGAACGGAAATCGGCTCCGCATCCGGAGGTGCAGCACGATGGCGGTGGATGACTTCGATGGTTTATCGGTCAGGGTTCGCGGTGCACTGGCTGCAATGAATTGCTGCAGCTTCGAAGACGTGGTGAAGATATCCCGTTGTGATTGGCGAAGGGTGTGGAATTTCGGGGTCAGGTCGCTTGCAGAGCTCGAGGATGCACTGGCTGCTCGCGGGCTCGCATTGCACGAATATGATGTGCCGACATTGTCTGATATCGAAATCCTCAAACAGCGGGTCGATAGTCTCAACAGGCAGATAACCGATGTGATTGTTACGGTGCGCGGATTGCAGCGCCGCATCGATGTTTTCATGCTCGACCAGATACGGAGCTCGATCGATGTCGCTGGATAGATCGAATGTTGCCCTCGAGCGGACCGTTGCGGCGGTCGACCAGAAATGGCGCGAGCGGTACGCGGCAGCCGCCAACGATGTGGCGCTGCGCAAGTGGTGCATCGAGGAGGCGAGGCAGGCCTGCCAGGCCGGCATGACCGTCGCTATGATGCAGCTGGCCGGCAGTATCTACAATTTTGTGACGCTGGGACTGGTCCTTCCGGACCTGCCGGACGAGGGGTCATCCGATGGCATACACAGCTGAGGAAGCACGCGCGGAATTCGATGAGATGGTCACCGCCGGCAACGGCAGGATTGCGATCTACGTCATTCGCCGGACCAACCGGTACGTGTCGGAATTCCTGCTGAGCCGGGCGCTCGGTAATCCCACCGTACACGACGCGTGGGTGCCGCCGCTGATCAACTGGCTGAAGGAATTCGACAAGCGCTGCAATACGCCGGAACGATTCATGTGCATCGCCTGCGATCACGAATTCAAGGAATTTCCCTACACGTTCGTGTTCACCCACGCCTTCGTTGCCGAGCCGTCCGCATGTTCGATCACCGGCGTCTGCGAGGCCTGCGAGCGCAAGTCCGATGATGCGCTCGTTGCCGCCGCGGCCGAGCTCCTCGGCGGTGTCGTGGAGTTCATCCACAATACGACGGGCCATGCATGAGGTATGTCGTAATGGTGGCAGGATAATGTAGGGCTGCTAATGCAACCTTATCCGAAAAACTGAGAAGTTTGGCAACCAAGGTGAGGGGGGCGGACATTAGGACTATGAAGCTCATTCGCGTATTTCCGCGCCGGACCAAGGCAACACCCGACGATGCGCTCGTTTATACCGGTTCGCCCGATCTGTTTGCGGAAGGTGACGAGGTCCACATCTCGGTGACGTTTACTTATGATAAATCAGATGCCGAATGCCTCGCCGAACAATGGCGGTACGTTGCGCCGGTGAAGATCGGCGGCGTTGCCTACGGTGATGCGGGCGCTGAATTCATTCCAGGCCGCTATATCAAGCCCGGATATGTTTTCACCAGCCGTGGCTGTCCGCGTCGCTGCTGGTTTTGCAGTGTGTGGAAACGAGATCCGGTGCCGCGGCTGCTGCCGATCACCGACGGCTGGAATATCCTGGACGATAATCTGCTGGCTTGTCCGCGGCCGCATGTCGAGGCGGTGTTTGCCATGCTGCGCCGGCAAATTCGCCGGGTGGAATTCACCGGAGGCCTCGAGGCGCTGGCATTGCAGGATTACCAGGTCGACCTGCTTGCTTGCCTGACGCCGCGGCCGAATATGTTCTTTGCTTATGACCCCGGCGACGAATTCGAGACGTTGCGCCACGCCGCCCGGCGACTTATCGCTGCAGGCTTTACGGCTGCGTCGCACCGCATGCGCGTTTATGTGCTGATCGGATATCCCAAGGATACCATTGCGGCGGCCGAGCACCGCCTCGAGCAGATGTGTTCGATCGGTTTTACGCCAATGGCTATGTTGTGGCGGCCGGAAACATCATCGCAGGAGAAATATGCACCAGGCACGGCATGGCGGGCATTTCAGCGGCGCTGGGCGCGTCCTGCTATTATCCATGCTGCTGGTGCTGATGCTGCGACCAGGCACGGCGGAGAAACTGTATCGAATCTCCGCAGTCCGTTGTGTCATGCTCACCACCGGCGCCTGCCTCTGCCGGCAGGATGAGACCTATACCGGGCCGCCGCAGCGCTGCAGCGTTACGGCCGCTGCTCCGTACCGTTCCCGTCCCGCCGCTCCCGGTAACGGTCGAGTTCGGCGCCGAGCCGCTCCAGAGCGGTGAGGTCCTGCAGCCGGATCATGCGATGAATCTCGGCCTGCAGCCGGCGCACAATGGCCTCGCTGCACTGCAGCCGCCACTGCAGGATATCGATGCAGCGCAATGCCCAGCACAGCCGCGCCACGCTCAGCGGAATCCGCCTCCTACCGTGCGTATAGTCCGCCATCGACTGCTCGCCGCAGCCGAGCTCCTTGGCGGCGTCCAGCATGGTCAGCCGGCGCTTCGCCCGCCATTGCCGGAACTGCCCGGCCGTCATCGTCGACAACGTGCGCTTGGGCACTACGGGTTACCATCGTCACGATGCGTGCGCAGATGTCACACACAAGCATTATCAACCTTTTCTATCGTTAGCGGCAACGTGCGGAATTGACAACCATCACGGACGGATGCTCCTATCTCCTCTCCGTTCCGTACATGCCAGCCCAGCACAGCCCCAGCGAACGCAAGCAGCAGCAGACACCGCGGCGGCAGCGCAGGGCTGAGACACGGTAGAGGCGGTGGTTTCGCCTTCGGCCCGCAGCGGACCGGGGCCGGCCGGGACTACCCCGGGACGTCGGGGCACACGAGCGTGCCTCTCCCTCACCAAGGGAGTGAACGACGTTGAAATCATTAACGAATTTCCAGCTGCACACGGCCAGCACACAACGACCGGGCTGCGAACACCCCCGGGCCGGGGCGCGAGCGCCTCCGAGGCGCGGCGAGCCGAGGCGGGGCCGGGGCGAGCCGGATCTGGTCCCCCCCACCCAGTCCACCCCCGGACAAAAAATGCCCTGCGGTATTCGCTGCGGTAATCTGCGATATGGGCTGTGCTACGGTGTCCCTGCTCCTGGCCGGGCAAGGGAGCGGGGCGGTTCTTGCTGAGAGGTGTGTGTCTTGCGGTGGATCGGGGTTGGGCTGGATTATACGGGGCGGCTGATCAGCGGATTTTTCTTAGGCATGCTGGCGAGTCTCATGATGGTGCTGGTTATCGGTATTCCGTTGCTGATAGCGGCTGCTGTTGTGATCTGGTCGTATCATGTTGTGCTGGGGTGAGGAGGCAGAGCGATGATTGCGGTAATTGTGACCCTAGTGACCAGCGTGCTAGAGATCCTCGACCAGCTGTGGGGGATTGCCTGGCATGATTATCAGGCGTCGATAGAGATTTTCCTGGCGGCCATTACGCCGATTCTGGTCTGGCTGCTGCCGCAAGTGCCGTGGCTGCAGGGCAAGGGGACTGCGAAATGAGTGCGCCCGGACCGCACGCTTTAGCGCACCATTCCCATCATCTGCCGGTCCGGGATATCGACGCAGTTGTCACAGGCGAAATAGCCGGGCCTGCGGCCGCGGTTGGTCTGCCTGATGTGCCCGGCGCCTGCTGTGGTAGTCTTCGGCCCGCACTGGAAGCTTGAAAACCGTGTATTGCCGCAGGCGCTGCAGCGCGCCCATGGCGAGTAGTCCTGCGCCCGCACGATGCGGTGCTGCACAGTCGGGGCGCCGGCGGGGCGTTCGCGCAGCGTATACTGGCTGATCAGCCAGTCCGCCGAGTTGGTGGTGTGCCGGCGCAGGATGAGCTCGCCGGATTCGAGGCGCTCGAGGATGGGCGGCAGCACGGTCTGCAGGCGTTCGCTGATCTGCCCTTTGATGATGCATTCGCGCAGCCATTCATAGTCGAGCTCGGCCATGCCGGCGATCGCCTTCATCCAGCCCAGGCGTTTCTGGGCGAGGCGCAGCCGGCGGACGAGGTCAGGGACGCTTTTCTGTGACACTGATGTTTGCCCGGCGCAGGAACGAATTGACCATGCGGAATACCTGGGATTCGCCGCCGTTGGCCTCGATCACCGCGGAGTGCGCGCGGGTCATCTGCATGCCGGTCATCCGCCGCCGCATCCACTTGTCGTAAGCTTCGTATGCGAGGGCGGCTGCGATGACGCGGTCGTCGTTGCCGCCGCCTTCGGCCGCGATGTGCCCCTCGTCGTTGACGATGCGGCGCATCTCGTCGAGCAGCGGCACCGAGCGCACGCGTAATCTATCCAGTTCAAACGCGTCTTTGAATCGCGCCATCAGCATGCGCTTAAGGTCTTCGGTCATCGTCCAGTGGTAGGCGAATTCCGAGCCGCCGGGATTATCGATCCGCTTGTAAAAGAAATCGTGCATGCGGTTGAGGCAGTTGCGCAGTTCGTAATTGTCAGCGGCCGGGCGCAGCATGCGGAGCTCCTCGCGGATGCGCTTGAGCTCGGCAAATACTGCCTTGCCCGGCCCGTTGAGCTCGATCAGCACGCGGCATTCGTTGGCGCCGTAGAAACCGGCGAGATGTGCCAAGCTCCAGGCCGTCTGATACATCGAGGTGGAACTGGTGGCGAATTCTGCGACCTGGTCCATGCCGTCTGCATATACGCGCCATACCGAGATGACGTTGCGGTCCGCCTCGTCGGACGAGCCGTAGGCCGGGTCGCAGCCGATCGCGTAATAGCCGTAACGCGAGGCCTGCTGCCAGATGCGGAGCTCGGCGCTGCGCTTGTCGGTGATGCCGACCACAGAAATTTCATCGAAGCGGGAAGTCCAGCGGTATTTGTAGGCCATGAACGGAATGCGCCGCGCGTCGCGGATGCCTGCGGTCAGCGACGCCGAACTGAAATACTTGCTGCCGGTGGCCACGAAGGCGTCCGCGGCCGTCCAGGGGTTTTCCTGATCCATCAGCGCCTGGTCGGAGCTCTTTTTTTCTGACAGGTGCCAGCGGTACCACGCCAGCTGCGCGCGGGTGATTTCCACGTCGTATTCGTCGCGCACGTTCCTGATGCGCTCGCGCTCGAGGCGGGACAGGCTGTGTTCCTTGCCGCCCATGAAATAGCCGTAAAACGGATGATCGGGCGGGAACTGGTTGCGCTCGTCGCGCCACCAGCCCACGAAGACGCAGCGTTTGGTGGGCGAGCTCTGCGCCTCCTCCCAGCGCGCCTGCCACCAGTTGAATCCATTGGCCGTCGTTTCCTCGATGTGCAGGCGGTGCGGATAGATAGAGCTCGTGGAGCTCTCGAAGGCGTCGACGTCGTCGGGACTGCCGTAGAAGGCGGTCTCGGTCATGTGGGTAAAGTTTGATGCGCCGGAGCGGCCGAGACCGCCGCGCCGGTTCTCGGCGGTGCCGGCAATGAGATAGCGGAAGCGGCTGCCGTTGTTGAACGACAGGATGTTGCGGTTGTGGTGGAGGATGGCCGGCTTGAAGCGGACTTTCTTGCCGGCGATGACGACGCTGCGCGGGATTTCCTGATAGAACACTTCGATGTTGCTGCGCCAGTCGTCTCTGGCTTCCTCTTTGTGCAATACGAAGGTGCCCAATAATCCTCTGTGCTCGAAAGCCCAGAACATATCCAGGCTGATGAAAAACGTTGTCGCTCCGGTCTGGCGGTTTTTCAGGAACAGGAAATCGGTGATGCCGGCGTCGAGACCGATGCAGAGCTCGTCGAGCATGTACTGTTGAGACCCCAATAAACGGAAGGGTATTAATCCATAGTCTTTCGACTGGACTTTCAGCTTGCTGCTGTAGGTGAGGTATTTGGCGCGCGGGAACGGTGCGACCTTGGCGGTGCTCTCGAGGCGGAAGCGGTGCGGATCAGGTTGGGAATCCAAATTGCGTCCAGTCCTGCAGGAACCGCGGCAGTTCCGCCTCGAGCTCGACGTCCCAGGGCTCCGGCACCGGCTGCCAGTTCTGTTTGATGTAATTCTCGCGGGTAATCGGAATATTGTAGCGGAGCATGCCGCGCAGCACCGGGCTGTCGTCTTCTTTAGGGTAGGGTAGCGTACCACCCTGCGGGGTCGAGGCCTCCGGGAGGGATGCCATGCCATTCGGGCGAGTTGATGCCGCCGGCATATTTGAGGATCTGTTGTCGGATGGCATCTGCTGTTACCCCTTGCGCCTGGCTTTGCCACATTGCGTTGATGGCATTCTGATTGGCTTCGGTCTTGAACGTGTCCGGGTACAGGCCTCGCACCGCCTCCCAGACGATCGACTGGAGCTCACGCGGAGATATACCAAGTTCCTTTGCGGTGCGTCTATACGCCTCCGCATACAGGCCGTAAGCGCCGCGGGCGCCGGTGATGTCAGAACCGGGCCCGGCGCCCAGACCGAGCTTGACTTCCTTGTTCCCCAGACCGAGCGGCCGCAGCAGCGCGGCGGCAATGGCGTGCGTGTCAATCGTCACGTCGAGGGTCGGTGAGTGCGGGTCGAGAATGTTCATATAGAAATTGCGCACCTTGTGCTTTTCACCCATCAGCTGGCTGATGACGGCGCGGTCGCCGTGGCTCTCGAGCACCTGGATTGCTTTCGCCATCGCGTCGCGGCCGGCCCAGACGATCGATTTCGGCTGCTGGTCTTTTCTTAAGCTGGCGCCGAGGCGGTCGCCCTCCGGCGTGATGACGAGAAAATTCGGGTCGTGGTTGGCCTCGTCGTAAATCCTCACCCACATCGCCTTTTCAAACGGGTCCTGCAGCTGCGCATATGTCTTGCCCATGATGTTCTGCATCTGCGGGGCAAATTCCGCATCGGCGTAAATGCCGGGCGCCTCCGGCGTGCCGACCGCTTTTGCGGTCATGAGCTCGGACCACGGCGTGTTCTGGTGGTTCTTCCAGATATACATCAGCCGGTCGCCGAGGCTCACGTTCATGAACCACTCTTTGCGCGGCGACAGCGCGGCATAGACGCCGGCCGCCGATTGCAGCGGGATATCGAAATGCTTGGCGGCTCCCTGGGCCATCCGGTTGGCGCCCTCATACCAGAGTTTCGAGCGGTCGCGGATTTGCTGGGGTACCTGGTTGTACAGCCATTTCAGATTGTCGCTGACGTGGTTCAGGAAGTTGGCGGCGTGTGCCTCGGTCGAATTCGCGCGCGACCCGGCCATGTTCGGATAGTCGCGCGTGGCATTGACGGTCTTCTCAAACAGGCCTTCCTGCTGGCCTTTCGCCTTTGGTGTCGCCTTCATTGCTGCGACGTCGATCGATAGCTGCTCGGCGAGCGGGTCCTCGACCGCGGCCGCGGCGACCGGCAGCCGCTGCGAGATCCATGACGGATGCAGCGCGCCGCCGATCAGGCCGAGGCTCAGCGGGTCGCCGGTGTGCAGCGCTGCGCCGCCGATCGCCTTCGCGGCCGGGCCGAGCACCTTGAGTGCCGCCAGCCCCTTCGGTCCGACGTCCTGTAAAAGGTCGATGATGGTGCCCTGCCCTTCGGTAAACATCTGGCTGCCGGGCATCGGCGGCACCTTGCCGCCGCCGGCCGCGTGCGCCTGGGCGAGCGCCTCCGCGTAGACGCGGTTTGCTTCCGCCGTGTCCGGATATTTCATGCTTTGGGCGGGCATGAAAAAGCTGCGCAGGAATTCCAGGCCGGGGCTGCGCGTGCCGAGGCGCTGCGCCTCGCTCTCCTCCGGCGTCAGCGGCGGCACTGTCCTGCTCGGCGGCACTGCCGTGCGCAGCAGGGCGTCGGTCGACACCTCGTCGGCGAGCGGGTCGGCCATTTATTTTTTGTGCAGGTTGGCGAAGGGCATCGCTCTGAATCCCGGCGTGCCCTGTTCGCGCTGCATGATCTGCTCGATCAGCTTGACGCGCTGCTCGGAGGCGCGCAGGGCTTTCGCCTCCTGCCGCTGCACGCGGCGCTGCTTGCGCTCTGCCGGCGTCGAGGACAGCCCGGCCATCATTTTCAGAATGCGCTGGTCACTCATTTCGTCACCCTGCAAAGAAGCCCGCCAGGGCATTGATCACTGCGGTGTCGGCAGGCGTTGAGGTCATGGTCGGATTGATCGGCACAGCCGGTCCTTGAATCAGCGTTCCGACACCGATGCCGAACTGTCCTGCGGCCACTGCCAGTTCCTGCAGCGTAAATCCGCTGTCGAACGCCAGGTCTGTCCAGGCCGATTGCGTAGCAAGCACATTGAGAAGCAGCATGTTGTTCGCAGTGGGAACGATATTCGCCCATCCCGGCTGCAATGAACTGTTGCGCAGTGTCCATTGCGTCGCGGTGTCGAACGGGTTGGCGCGCGATCCAGAATATGCGAGCACGGCTATCGAGCTCGTTGCTTCCGCGACGTTGAAGGTATGCGCGGCACTGGTTACCGGATTAGTGATGTAGTTGACGGCCAGCAGGCCGTAATTCGTGGTGTTCACCGCGCTCTGCCACGTATTGCCGGCACTGTCGTTCCACTGTGCCGGGCCCGGCCCCACCGTCGCGACCCCGATACAGAACCGGCAGATGACGATCAGGTCCGCGCCTGTGGTATCGATCGGAGCCGTCGGTTGCGGGCCGGCCGTCGTATTCATCAATGCCGTCATTGCCAGCAGTTCCCACGGCGGCGGCGGTGGTGGCGGTGGTGGTCCTCCGGGCCCGCCGATGGTGCTCGGCAGCCGCACGCCTGCTGATGCGCCGATGCCGGTCATATCGTCGGCAGCCAGTAGACGTCGAAGCCGACGGTGGCGCTTGCGCTCAGCGCCAGCTGCAGTCCCATGCCCGGTCCCGCCTGAAACCACGGATCGCCGTTGGCATTGACATCGAGTGCGATGCTGCCGTTGGCGGCCAGCTGGAACGCCTGGCTCAGTGCTCCGCCGCCCGAGTCCTGCACCGTCACCGTCACCGCGGCGCTCACCGTCACCAGCAGCGCGTAAACCCCGATCCGCTGTCCGGCCGGCACCGAAGCAACCGGCACCAGCGGCACTGTCGTCCCGGTCACATTGCCGAAACCATGTTGCAGTACCGATCGTGAATTCAACGTCCCGGCGGCCATCAGCGTCCCTCCTTGTTGATGCGGTCGCGGTGTTCTTTCGGCAGCTTGTCGAAGGCGGCCATCCGCGCCTTCGAGACGGCGTGAACCTGTTCGCAGGTCCACCATTCGCCGTTGAAATAAAACCCTTCGCGGAAGTCGCGCCGGTCGGGATCGTCACGGCGTTTGTTGCGCAATGGTTTCATTTGCGCCGGCCGCCTCCTCCGGCACCGCCTTTGCCGCCGGACAGCAGCTGCAGCCGCTGCTCGGGCGGCAGCGACATGATCAGCTGCCGCTCTTTGCGCTGTGCCGCCTTCTGTGCGTGGATGATCGCGTCGAGGTTCGGCGGCTGCAGCATGCGGGTCAGCATTTCGTTGTCGATGGCTCCACTGCGCTTGAGCAGCAGGGCGAGCTCGCGCGATTCATTGACGAACAGCGGCGAGAAGGCGTGGCCGGAAATCCGCAGCTTGTACGGTGTCGCCAGCTGATACGGCAAAAACGGTTCGGTGACCTCCTTGCCGTGCTCCTCGATGGGCTCCGGAATAATCGTCTCGGTGTCGTTTGCCATTTTTAATTTCACGAGGATGTCGCCTATGCCCACCAGCGTATTTTCCAGCTGCAGCGCCGCGCGTTTGATTCTGCCGCTGCCGGTCTGCTGCAGCTGCTGGGCGTGGCCGCGCGAACGTACCCCCTGCTCGCCGCGGCCGGAGATAATCTCGGTCAGCCCGGAGGCCTCGAGGAAAAATGTGCCCATCTCGCGGAGCTCGAGGAACATGTCGGGGGGGAGCTTCGGTGCGAGCTCCTCGATTTTGGCGTTGGGCATCTGTTCGGTCATCCAGGCGTCCGCCGAGCTCGAGGCCTCGAATTTTTCGTCCGCCAGCCCGGTCATGCCGATACCAACCCGCGGCGGATAGGCCTGGCGTTCCAGCAAATCGTCTATTTGTTCAAATCGTTCATTCATCCAGTCTTGCAGGGACATTAAACTGTCGATATGGGCCTTTCCCCAGAAATAATTATATTTTTTATAGGGCTGTATTTTACGGAAAGGGTATTCGCTGGGCAGAAACAGATTGCACGGTGAAACGCGGCCGGGCGCCTCGGGTTCCTCCGGGTCCGGTGCGATCAGTGCATTGTCGCGGAACCGCCGGCGCCGGCTGCGCACGCGGCTGGCGCGTTTCTCCAGCTTCGATTTGATCGATGGTGACGACATCATCGCCTCCACCGTCTTGCGGCTGTCGCCGATCAGGATATCCGGGTCCGCAACGTGGAAAATCCGGTAATCCTCGCATTCGGTGTCCCACACCCACAGCTCGTCCATCATGCACATCGGATGTGCGGTTTTCGGCTGGTAAGTCGCTGATGGTGTATATTCGGGGTTAATCTGGCCGAATATATTGCCCTGCAGATTATGTCCGCCGGTGCCGGCGATAATCATTCGCGTCAGCATTTCGGGAAATGGTGAGGTAAACGGCTGGTTTATCACGGCGAGCCGCGGGATTTCGCTTTCGCGGCCGGCGCGGATCAGCCGCATCACCGCATCGTGGTATTCGAGCGCATAAGTGTGGCAGAAGGCCTCCTGCTCATCGAGCTCGCGCAGGTCTTCGCGAAATACGCCGAACTGATGCGGCTGGATGACCCGCACGCTGTGCTCGCCGGCAATGTCGTTCCACCCGAGTTTCATCAGCATCGTGTCGTAGCACAGCGCCCACGGGATCGATTCGCCGAAGGCGTCGCTGATGCCCGACTCCAGAAAATCGTCGTTGACCTCGTCCTGCAGCGCCGTTGCCTGGCGCATCACCGCGTCGTCTGCGTTGCGTGCGGCCGTTAAACTGTAGAAGGCGTGGTCGGGTGCGTAGAGGAAACTGGCTACCAGGTCGAGGTGCGATTCAATGCGGTTGTAGCGGACCTGTGAGGACAGCGCGCCGGTGCCGAACAGGAAATAACGCTCGCGCATGTCGTACAGCTGGACGCGGTCGCGCTGGGTGTCGCGGCAGCGGTCGATCAGCCACTTGACGCGGCGCTCGAGGTCCTCGTCGCGGTCGGGCAGGATCATGACCCGCCCCGCATCGGCCGGGCCAGCGTCGAGCGCGGCGTCATCGGTGTGTTGTAGCCGTGGCGGTACTGGTTACCTGGTAACCCCAGATGTGCCTGGCCGATCTGCGGATAGGTGGTGGCGCGCGGCAGCGGGCGTTCGGCCGCGACGGTGGTCTTGAAGTTCACGCGCGAGGTCGACCAGCCGCTCGTCGCCAGGCCCTGGCTGTTCACCGGTGCCGAGAACCCCGGCGCGAAATTGACTACTGCGCCGTCGGCCGGCGGCATGTAGTGCTTCGGCATAGCGCGATTCAATCTGCTGGGCGACGGCGTGTTGACGTCGGTCATGCCGTAGCTGTCGGCGAGGCTGCGCACCGTACGATCGATGCGGCCGGTGGTGCCGATATGGCCGCCGCCCGGTACCCACGAGACCCGGGCGCAGCCGCAGCGCGGGCATTCGGGATTCTCCTTTTCAAAGCTGTGGAATTGCCGGCCGCAGCGGACGTTCAGGCAGCGCCAGTCGCGTGACACCAGATTCATTGCTTGCCTCACCCTGCCCTGAACTTCTGCCCGGCAGTGCAGTTCAGGGCAGTGACGGATTGACGCAGTTGTCAGGCTGCCGGCAATAAGTGAACCTCGGTTCGCATCTTCCAACACCCGCGCGTTGCAGCGCAAGAGCACTTAAAGCAGGAGGAGCATATGGCGCGTCGAAGACACCGCCGCGGCCGTCGCGGCCGTCGTTAGCAACACCCCCCCCTTTCCTTCATCCCTGGAGATTCATGCACCCCCCCGGGCCAGCATCATCGAATGCCCCTTGCAGACTTCGGCCCGGGGTTTTTTCCAATGGGGAGTCAAATGGCTAGACGTATGGTCCTGGTGCCGGCCTCACGCCGCGCCCGGCGCGCCCGCCGCAGGGGCCGCCGTTACTGATGCCCCGCAGGGGCAAAGTAGAACGCCTCTAAGTTGACAACCGGACAGCCGGTGAATTCCTATTCACTCCATGGCTATGCCCCCGCTCCCGTTTCCGCCCCGGGCCCCCGGGCCCCCGGGTGCGGGTGCGCCTCCGTCTCCGGTGCGCCCGCCGCCTCCCTTCATGCGTCCCCGGTCGCCGGTCGGGGCCCCCGGAGGTCCGGGCGGCTCGCCGATGGTGTCGCCGGGCAACAACCTGGGAAAGCGGGCGGCCGCCGTCGAGACGATCAGAAACCTGGTCGAAAAGCTGCTCGAGCTGTCGCCGGATTTCGGGGTGGGCTCGAAAGAGTTCAACGCGATCCAGAGCGCAATCACGAAACTCAATCCGGTCATCGGTCATACGACGGCCGGTGAAACTACGGCAGCGGGCCGCCGCCAGCTGGCCGCGCTGCCGCAGCCGCCGCTCGGCGGGGCGGCACCGCCGGGCATGGGCCCGCCCGCAATGCCAGGCGGGCCGCCGCCGATGACACCGCCGCCCGGCATGGGCGCACCGCCCGGCATCCCGGGCGCACCACCGGACCTCGGAGCATAGAGGAGCTCGTCATGGCCGAAGGATTTCTGAGACCCAACGGTGTGAACACCCGCAACCTCGACAAGCGGCAGATGGAGGAGGGACAGTTCCGGCAGGCGCCGATGTACACGCCATGGGGCGGCTTTGAAAATGCTGCGCGGGGCAAATTCGACCGCAATAAAATGACCCTCGAGCGCGGCGGGCCGAAGGCGGTCAGCGGGAGACCGATCTAATGGCACGCCGCGGCAGACGTATGGTCCGCAGAGGCGGACGCAAGACATTCCCTCGGCCGCGCCGCGGACGTCGCTAGATGGCGCGCCGCCGCGTGATTCCGATTCCCGGCCAGCGCAATCTCGACTGGCTGTTCAGAGCGCGCGCGGAAAACTTCGAATTCCGCAATCCCGCCGGCAACGAGTACATCATGCGCGGCCGCGAGCCGCAGCTGCCGGCTGACCGCAACCGGGCCTACGAAAAGATGCTCGGCACGCAGGTCGGCGAATTCGCTAAGAAATGGGAGGACTAAAATGGCCGAGCAGCAGCCGCTGCAGCAGCCGCTGCAGCTTAATGCGCAGCAGCAGGCGGACCTCGCGCACCTCGCCTTCATTCTCGGTCACCATCCGAAAACCCGCGCAGGCCTCGCCGGACTGGTCAAGGAGATCGACCCGCGACGCTACTCGACATCGTTCCGCGACGTCGCCGAGCAGGAGAAATTCGACGCCTATCGGCGCGACCTCGAGGAGCGGCTTGACGTTTCCGGCATGCGTGCCGCGGCGGCCGCCCACGATGCGCAGAAGGCGAAGCTCGCTGAGCGCTACGGCGAGGAGCAGATCGCCGGCATCGATGCGGTGCGCACGCGCTACGGGTTGAAGGACTGGAACGCCGCCGCGACCCTCTATGCGGCTGAGACCGGCGCCGGTGATCCCACCCTGCGGCCGCCGCGTCCCGACCCGGTGCGCGACGCGACCTGGGAATTCCCGACCGTCGAAGGGCGCGACGGCAAGCCGCTCGATTTCAAGGCGTTCGCCAGCGACCTGCGCGGCTCGTCGCTGAATGCGGCCTACCGCGCCATCGACGAAATCCAGAACTTCAAAAACCGCACTCTGTCGCCGGCATTCCAGCGCTGACAAATAAGGAGGCTGCGTCGTGCCTATTTTCGGTCAAGGCATTATCCCGGCGCCGGGCGCCGTAGCCACCGAGCTCTCGAGCGTTGTCCGCAGAGCCTTTATGCCGAGGCTGTATGTCCAGATCTGGAAAGCGGCGCCGTTAACCGCGTGCCTGCTGTCCGCCGCGCAGGTGGCGAGCGGAGGCCTCTCGCCGATTACGGCGCCGGTGCAGGGTGCGCCGATGGTTTCCGGGCAGTGGGTCGATTACTCCGGTTCATTCAATCAGCCGGGTATTATGCCCGGGATACAGAACGCCGAATACAATTTAAAAGCATTCTGCACGCCGATTCCGTTTCTGGGAATGGAAGGGCTGGTGCAGGTCGATTATTCGATCGTGCCGCTGATCGACGCGAGAATGAACGACGCGACATCGGTGACGATCGATACATTCGCATTATCTCTGTTCAATAATATCGCCAATACGCAGCAGCTGATCGGGTTGCCGGCGGCAATCGATGACGGATCGTTCGCCAACGTCTACGGCGGTATTGCCCGCAATGTGCAGACGTTCTGGCAGAGCACGTATGTCCACAATACCGCGCCGACCGCCCCGACCCGCAATTTGATGATGCAGTATATCGCCCAGGTGACGAAGACCACCGGCGAGATGCCCCAGATCGGCATCCTCGGCTTCGGTACCTGGACATTGCTGGCGCAGGATTTCCTGCCGCTTGAGCGCTATATGATCAATCCCGCGTCGCGGCTCGAGGCCTCCGCGGATTTCGTCGGGCATTCGGGGTTTCAGGCGCTGGATATTGCTGGTATTCCATTCTATGCGGACCCTTATTGTCCGGAAGGTTTATTGTATATAATAAACACGAATTTCCTGAGTTTGTTTTTACATGATCGCGCTGCGTTTTCATTTACCGGGTTTGAATCGACATTGCCGAATAATCAGTTCGGTTATATCGGCGCAATTCTCAGTTTGCTTGAGCTCGTAAACGTCAAGCCGAAGGTTCATGGCAAATTTGACGGTCTCAACTTCCTGCCGATCGGGTGACCTATGGCGCAAATTCGTGGTCCGTTTATCTTGCCGCGGACGTCACCGCAGATCTGCGGCATCCCCGGCGAAGTGGCGCTGCAGTCGGGCGGTATCTGGCTGTTTCCGTCCGGCGATTACCTGGTCACCGTCGGGCCGAATACGCTGCTGCAGTATTTTCATCCGCTGAAACGCTGCTGGGTGCCGGTGCTGCTGCCCTCGCCTTCGATGGTGATCCCGATCAGCTGCGACGGCGGCAATTATCGTTTGTACAACGCCTCCGGTTCCGTCACTAACGTAACGATCGGTGCGGCCGGGTCCGGCGGCACCAACGGCATCGGGCCGGTGGAAACGTCAGCCACGCTGTCGTTTGCGGCCGCGACATTGCCGGGCATCACGGCGCAGGGCTACGCGATCGTCGGCGGCACAGTGCCGGCGCCGACCGTGGTGCAGCCCGGACAGGATTTCGAGGTGCCGCCGGTCATCTGCTGCGATCCGCCGCCCGACGGCGGCGTGCAGGCGACGTTCGTTTGCGCCACCAATGCGGCCGGCGGCATTGCCTCGGTAACGGTGGTCAATCCCGGCGCCGGCTATAAATCGGTGCCGCAGTTTTACATCATTCCGCAGGCGAAATTTTACCAGGGTGCGCCGCGGTGGCCGTTCGACCATCCGCCCTATCAGCCGGCGCTGGTGTGGCCGCCGCACTGGCCGTGGCCGGCGCCCGGCCTGGTGGCACCGCAGAACGTCTGGCCCGGTACGCTCTATCAGCCGCGTATCGACGCCGTCCGCGGGGCGCTGCTGCAGGGTAACGCGCTGACCGGGTCCGGCACGCTCACCGGCGTCGTCGTCATCTACGGCGGCGGCAATTACTCGGCTGCGCCGGCCATCACCTTCGCCGCGACCGGCCTTGCCGGCGCCACCGCAACGGCGGTGCTCTCCACCGCGGCCGCCGCCGTCGATACGTCCACCGTCCAGGCCGTGGTGCAGGCATGAGCGACGTCTTCCATCCCTCGCCCGGCGACATGGATTTTCCGGCTGATCCGCAGATCCACCGGATACGCGTTATCAACCGCAATCTGTTCACGATCAGGGACCGTTACGACGGCGTGCCCTATGAATTCCGCCCCAACGAGTTTGTCGACCTGCCGCTCGACGCCGCGCAGCACATCCTCGGCTATCCCGGCGAGCCGGACTACCGCGCGCTGCACATGGCGAAACGCTGGGGCTGGAACCGACCTGAGCATGTGCAGATTGATCCCGATACCCGGAAAATGCGGTTTCAGGAGCTCGCCGGCAATATCGAGATTTCGGTGGAGACCTTCGAGATCCGCCGGGTGAGCGATCCGACGCGGGCGCAGCCGATCGATGATCCGCAGGTGCCGCCGGACCTGTCGCCGGACGAGCTCGCCGCCGCCTCCACCAGACTCGGCAAGACCTCGAGAAAATACGCCACCTTGCCGGTGCCGCCCGGGGCGAAAGAGTAGCACTCATGAGGATGTGCGATGCGGCCGGGTCTCAATCTGGCAATCTCGACTGTCCGGGCCTGGAATAATATCGGCCGGCATCCGCGCATCGTCGCGCCGGCAAACGCAAGCAGAACCCAGATCGTTTTTCACAATCCGGGCTGTGTCGACATCCTGGTGGCGCCGGTGATCGTCGTGCATGATCCGCACGAGCGCGACGATTGCCGGCCTGACCATGACCGCCCGCATTGGGGCGAGCAGCTGCCGGACCAGTGGCGCGAGCACCACCGCGAGATCCCCCTGCAGCGGCCGCCGGTGCCGGTGGGTAACAGACCTCTCCACCCCGGACCGCACCGGCGCGGCGGCTGTCTGCTGGTGTACGGCAACGGCGGTGATCTGCCGATTTCCGGCAACGTCACGATGGCGTGGCAGGCCTTCGCGGTCGAAGGCGGCGACCATCCGCTCACCGTCATAGAGCTCACATGAGAGCGATCGGCGACATCAAAGACGGCGCCGTCGCGCTGCACGATCCGCTGGTGCCGACGCGGCCGCGCGGCGACCGCAGCCACGCGATCGCCAGCACCGAATTCGTCGCCCGGGCGGTGCGCGAGGCGACGCAGGGCAAGCCCGGCGAACCGGGCGAGCCGGGGCCGCCGCTCACCGGCTGGCTTAACATCCGCGGCCAGGCGGTGCGGTGGCGCAATCGCCGGCACGAGGTGGTGCAGTTTCTCACCCATGTGCCGCGCGGCGAGCCGGGACCGCAGGGACCGCCCGGACCGCAGGGACCGCCCGGCGCCGGCATCAATTTCCTTGGCGAGGTGGCGACGGAATCCGCGCTGCCGCAGACCGGCAATGCCAACGGCGACGCCTACCTGGTCGCGGACGTCGACAGGCTGTTTATCTGGGACGGCACCCAGTGGATCGACGCCGGACCACCAGGCCAGCAGGGGCCGCCCGGCGAACAGGGGCCCACCGGGCCGCCCGGAGATACCGGGCCGCAGGGAACGCCCGGTGCAACGGGGCCCACCGGGCCTGTCGGTGCGACCGGTCCGCAAGGTCCCCCCGGTCCCGGCTTTGAATCGGTGCCGGATCAGACGGTGCTCGGTAATGTCTCCGGCGCGGCTCAAATGCCGGCACCGCTCAGCCGCGCGCAGCTTACTTCGCTGGTCGATGTGTATGCCTATGGCGGTGCCTCGGGTGCGGTGCCGGCGCCGCCCGTTAGCACGCCGGGCAATGCGAGTCTCCGCGCTGTAGGCCTTTGGGTCCAGTCCGTTGCGGACCAGCAAATGCCTGATGGCTACGTGCTGGGCAATATTACCGGCTTGCTGAACACGCCCGGGCCGTTCCCGATTCAAAGTATGACATCGCACCTGTTGCTGTTTACCCCAACTACCCAGGGTGTGGTGCCGGCCAGCGGTGGCGGCACGGCGAATTTTATGCGCGCCGACGGCAGCTGGGCCGTGCCGCCGGTTAGCGGCACGCCGCAGATCAAGCTCAGCATTCAGAGATTTACCTCGAGCGGCATCTATATGCCGCCTGCAGGCCTGCAGTGGGCGATCGTCGAATGTGTCGGCGGCGGCGGCGCCGGCGGGTCGGCAAGTGCGGCTGCCGGCGGATTTGCGCTCGGCGGCGGCGGCGGCGCATCCGGAGGTCTCAGCCGCGTATTGCTCACCGCTGCGCAGATCGGTGTGCAGCAACAGGTGACCGTAGGTGCCGGCGGTGTCATCGGTGTGAGCAGCGGGACGCCGACTTCATTCGGCGCATTTTGCGTCGCCATTGGCGGCGGTAACGGTGCTCCGAACGCAGGCGGCGGACCAAATAGCGGGCAACCGGGACTGCCGCAGTCCGCCAATCCGACCAGTTATCCCGGAGAGTTTTTTGGCGGTAATCCTGGATTTCCCGGTACGGTGTGGACCGTGCCCGAGGGGTTGCCGCTGATCGCTTACGGCGGCAACGGTGCCGTCAGCCCCATCGGCAGCGGTGCCGGTGTCGGTGCCGCGGGCGCGAACAGCCCCGGCAATGGTGGTCCGGGAACAGTGGGCGGCGGCGGTGGCGGCGGTGTCATTCACAATGTGATTGCGACTGCGCAAGGCGGTACTGGCGGCAGTGGTTATTGTGTTGTCTGGGAGTATGGATTCCAGTGACCACGTTCACGCTGCAGGATTACATGGATCAGGTGCAGTCGCTGATCCATGACGTGTCGTTTTCGGCGTGGACGCAGCAGGAAATTATCGACCGTATCAACGACGCGCGCAGGGATGTCTCGGTCGACATGAACTGTGTGCGCTCGCTGCTGCCGGTGTCGCTGCAGCCGATGCAGGAAATCTACCCGTACAACGAGGACGGCATCGTCGCCGGTGCGCGCATTATCTGGAGCTCGACCACCTTTCCCGGTTCGAAGATCCCGATAACGTTCTCGCCGGCACCGCCTGGCGGTATTACTGCCGAGGGTTTTGGCATTATCGAGGGCGGCATCCTCACCGCGATCATGCTTACTCGCTGGGGCCGCGGCTACACCGAACCGCCGTTTATTCATGTCCGGCCGGCGTCGGTGTGGTGGGTCAATTGCTTCCGGCACGAGGTGTGCTGGACCGCCGTCAAATTTGTTACCGACCCGTGCGACGAGCCGCCCTGCTGGCTCAACCGGCGGCGCAAATGCGTGCAGTGGATCAATGGCCGGTTCCGCCCCGGTGATGAGCCGGGCGAGTGGCTGAACCGCTGGCGCAGGCCTGTGCGGTGGTTCAACAGCTTCGCGCTGCCGCCGGCCTGGTGGCTCAATAACCGTAACCGGCATGTGCGCTGGAGCGGGCGGCACGGAACCGTGTGGTTCTTCACTGAGCAGGCCGTGCAGTGGCGCAACCGGCGCGACCAGGCGGTGACGTGGGGCCGGGTGACGTTCATGGGCCGCCACGCGAAAACCGGGGAGGTGACATTTCCGCTGCCGCCAGCGCCGGTGCCGCTGCCCGGCGAGGAGGTGCAGTTTTTGCGGCCGCGCCTGGTGCCGGTCGATGGCGGCCGGCAGACGTTCTACAACCGCCACGGCGCGCTCTGCAGAGCGATTATGTTCGATGATCTGATCAATATCATCTCGATTTCGGTCATCTGGAATACGCGGCGCTATATGTTGTCGTTTCGCGGCTTCGGCGTGTTTCAGGCGTGGGCCAGGATGCTGCAGGCGCAGGGATGGACCGCGCAGCCCGCTATCTGGACGATCCATCAGCAGGACAGGCTCGTCTATATCGATCCGCCGCCCGATCAGTTCTACCGCTCGGAATGGGATGTGGTGCGCGTCGCGTCGCCGCTTGAAAACCTCACCGATCTCGATACCGATATTCCGGCGCCGTGGGGGCAGGCGGTGCAGTTCCGCGCCGCCGAGCTTCTGTTGATGAAACATCAGAATTTCGGACAGACGCTCTACTACGCGCAGCGTTATGACAGCTACGTACCGCGCATTATCGCGGGTGCCGGCGGTGTGCGCGTCGTCAATCCTTATAACCGCGCCGCCATCCAGAAAATGCGGAGGACATAGGATGGAGCGCAGTCCCGACCAGAGAGAAATCTGATGGCGGTGCGTTCCCGTCCGATGAGTGCCGGTGCCGCGCCTCGTTCGCAGGGATTAGTGCCGAACCGCCTTCTTGTGTTCGATCGTTTTGAAAAGATGAACACCAAGGTGATGCGGCAGAATTTGCTGGAGCGCGAGGCGGCGTGGATCGAAAATCTGCAGCCGATTGCGCCCAACGATTTGAAAGTTGTGCCGGGGCCGGCACCGAGGCTCGCCAATATCACGCACTCGACGGTCAGCCGGCTGTTTTTCGCCAATGTCGGGCAGCAGGATTTTATCGTTGCGTTCACGTTCGGCGGCGGCGGCTATACGATCGAAGCGAACACCGGCGCCGTCGTGCAGTTCGCGCCGGAGGGAACATTCTCGCCGCAGCCGGACCTCACCGTGTGGGCCTCCGAGCGGATACTGATTATCGATCCCGTCGGCGGGTTTTTCTCCTGGGACGGCACGGTATTCAGCCGCAGCGGCGGGCTGTCGCCGAATATCGTTGTTACCAACGGCGGCAGCGGGTTCACATTGCCGCCGGATATCAGTTTCGTCGGCGGCAGCGGCTCCGGCGCCACCGCGACCGCACAGGTGGCCGACGGTTCCGTGGTCGGCATTACGCTGACCAATCCCGGCACCGGGTTCGGGCCGACCGATCAGGTGCAGGTGGTGATCACCCCGCACGGCAATGATGCGCCGGGCGGCGGCGGCACAGGCGTCGCCCTCGGCAGTGCCGCCGGTTCGCTCGAGCAGCTGCACATCACCAATCCCGGCACCGGCTACATTCTGCCGCCGCAGGTCGTTTTCTCGGGCGGTCACGGCAGCGGCGCGCGCGCTACCGCGACCGTCGCGGGCGGCCAGGTGTCGTCGGTGACGCTCAATCCGCAGTTTCCCGGCCACGGTTATGTGCAGGGCGAGCAGGTCAATATTACGTTCATTCCCTCGGTGCCGCCTGGCCCCGGCGGGCTTGATCAGAATGCGGTGGCGACCGTTAACGTCCTGCCGCAGATTTTCGGGACCACGCTCGACGTGTTCGGCGGCCGGCTGTGGTGGGCCAGCGGCCGCGTGCTCAACTGGACCGGCACCGAGGGCTTTGACGACCTCGACCCGGCCAATGCGGCCGGCGCCACCACCATCACCGATTATGATCTGGTCCACTCGATCACGGCGCTGCGCAACCGCAATAATCTGCTGTTTATTTTCGGTGATCAGTCGGTGAGGATTATCGGTGATATCACCGTTCAGAACAGTGTGACGCTGTTCAAGCCGGTGACGCTGGCGAGCGATATCGGCACATCGTTCCTGATGACGATCGTAAGTTATAACCGGCTGTTGTTTTTCGCCAACAAGCACGGTGTTTACGGGATTTTCGGGTCAACCGTGCAGAAGGTCTCGGATGACCTGGACGGCATTTTCATCAATGCGGATTTCTCGCTGGAGCCGTCGGCGGCGCTCAACGATATGAACAATATCCACACCTACATGGTCATGCTGCGCTACAAGGACCCGCAGCGCGGTCCGCGCTCGATTATCTGCGTATTTCAGCAGAGCCAGAGTGCGACGTGGTTCGTGGTCTCGCAGGGTGACAATCTCACCGCTATCTGCTGGGCGCCGCTGCTCTCGACGCTGCTGATCGAGACTTTCGGCTCGAGCGGCACCGATATCACCTGGCTGCTCGAGGATCAGAATGCCGTCATGCCGATCAAGTTGCAGACGTCGCTGTCGGCGGCGTCGGAGCCGCTGATTGCCAAGCAGGCGATAAGGGCGGGCATTGCGGCCTATTCGCAGACGAAGCAGGACCAGACGTTTACCATCGACACCGAGCACGGCCATGTCAGCTACGATCTGACGACGCGCGCCGGGCATTTCGGATTTCCGTACACCAGCGTCGACGGCTACGGGAAATTCATCGGTGCGACGCTGCAATTCCCGGCGAGCCACTACAATCTCAACGCGGTGGCCATCGAATTCCAGGATGCCGACCTGTGGGGCATCATGCCGGAGGCCGCCGCATGAGAAACCAGTTCCAGGCGAATCTGGTGGTGTTCGGCGATACGATCGGGCTCGGCATCTGGGCGTTGAGCCACTACCTCCAGCACCTGAACTATAACGACATCCTTGCCGGCTTTAATCCGCCGACGGTGCTGCCGGTGTTTCCGATTCAGGAATGTCCGCTGTTCGGCAAGGATGACCGTGCCTCGCGGTTCTGGCTCGATTCGCACGAGCACTGGCACGAGCAGCTGCGCCAGGTAATCAATTTTACCGGCGCCAATCTCGCCGATTTCGACTGGCACAACAAAGCGTATTTTTACGAGTGGCTCGACTACCACAATGCGGAGCACGCCATCATCGACGTTGCATTAGGTGCCACATGAAATACTTCCAGCGGCTGCGCGAAGGCGTCGAAACGGCGAGGCTGTTAAATCTGCTGCTCGTCAATCCGCGGTGGTGGGATGCCGACCCGGTGCGCCGCAGTTTCCCCGGCAGCGCCCATATCGAGGCGTCGGATATCCTGCTGCGGTGGGGTGAGAATTCGCTGGACGCGATCCCCGCCTGGGACCGCGAGCCGATGAAGGCGATGCCGGCCTTCAAGGAAACCGCGGTCGCCATCATGCAGACGCTCAAGGGCGTGCAGCTGGGCCGGGTGATCGTCACCAGGCTGCCGCCGGGCGGCAGGATCACGCCGCATATCGACGGCGGGCTCAATGCGGAATTCTACACCCGCACGCACCTCGTTCTGCACGGCCGGCCCGGCAATATGTTCACGTCAGGTGACGAAACGGTGCAGATGCTGACCGGCGAGGTGTGGTGGTTCGAAAACAAGCAGCAGCATTCGTGCATCAACAATTCCGACGATGACCGGGTGCATCTGATCGTTGATATCCGGGTGGATTAGGAGGGCATTATGGATTTTCACAGCGCGGCCGCACTGGCGGGCAAATCGCCGGCCATCACGGCGGACGACATCGTCTATGCGCGCGAGCCGATTGACCCGGACCATCCGGAATGGCAGCGCCACCTCGAGCTCATCAACCGGCACGCCCGCGAGCTCCGCGGCATGGACGCGAGTCTGGATCTGGCGACCTACAAGAACCTGCAGGACAAGCACAGACTCGTCATCGTCTCGGCGAGAAGGCGCGATACCGGCGAGCTCGTCGGCTACTCGTCGCACCTCTGGTACGACGACCTGCATTTTCAGATTCGATTAGCGACCGACGACGCCTGGTATGTGCTGCCGAATTACCGGCGCCTCGGCATCGGCCGCAGGCTGCGCGAAAAGGCGCTCGAGGAGCTCGCGGCGATCGGCGTGAAAATCGCGCTGGCGCGCACCAAAACCGACGCGCCGCACGACCGCGTCATGATTGCGCTCGGCTATCGTCCCTATGAAATCGTCCACCGCAAGGATCTGTAATCATGGGCATCGAGGCATTGGGTGCGGCGCTGTTCGGCGGGCTGGTGGACGTCGGCGCCGGTGTTGCAGCGGGAGCGGAAGGTCTCGCCGCAGGTGTCGGTGAAGCAGCCGCAGGAATAGGTACCGGCCTCGCCGAAACAGCCGGCGCTGTCGGTACCGGCCTGGCCGAGACTGCCGGCGCTGTCGGTGCCGGGCTGGGCGAGCTCGGTACCGGGATCGCAACGGGCGTCGGTGAAATCGGCACCGGCATCGGCACGGGGCTGGGCGAGCTCGGCACTGGCCTGGCGAGCGGTCTGCAGACTGTCGGCTCGACTGTTGCCGGCGGGTTTGAAAATCTGTTCAGCGGCGTCGGCGGCAGTCTTGGTGATATCCTCGGAACGGGGGGTGATCCCCTGGCGTTCGGTTCAGCGACGGAAGAGTTAACGGCGGCGGGTGTGCCGTTCAATCCGTTCGGCGGCGTGTCACCTGCGGAGGTGGGCGGGGGACTGACCGGCGGGGCATCGCCGATTGCCGGTGATTTTACTGCGCTGGGCGCGCCGGCCAGTCTCGACGCCGCCAACGCGACGTTCGGGCCTTTCAATCCGGAACTGTTCGCCGGCAACACCGCGGACGTCGCAACCGGCGGCTTCGGCGTGGACCTTGGAGGCGCGCTGCCCTCGACGGCGGTGCCGGCGGGCTCGATCGGCACGCCGAGTTTCCTCGACCTGGTGGCGCCGCAGCTGGATATCGCCGGCACCACCACGCCATTCGCCGGAGGAGCAACCGACATCGCGACCGAGCTCGGACTCAATCCGGCTGAATTTGGCAGTCCCGCTCTGGCAGGCGGCGGCAGCGTGCCGGAGGAAATCGCTGCCGAAATTCCCGCCATCAATCCCATTGCGCCGGAACCGACCTTGCCGCCGCCGGCAAGCTTTTTCACGCCGGCCCCGGTGCCCGGCGGTGGCGGTATCGGCACCGGGCTCAATACGCTCGCCGGCATCGGCACCGGGCTCGGCACGGCATTGCCGGTCGCAGGCCTCGCCGGGGGCGGGCTCGCCGCCGCGGCGCTCGCCGGTGGAGGCGGCGGCGGCGGTGCTGCCGCGCCGGCTGTTGCGCCGGTGGGTGTCAGTTTTGATGCGGCCGGCAATCCGGTCCCGGCGACGGCGCCGCCGATGATGAGCGGGGCGGACCTGCTCGGGCTGCAGACGTCGTCGCCGATGGATCAGAGCAGGCTCATGATGTTTCTGCAGCAGCAGGGTCTGACGCCGGAACAGGCGCAGCAGTATCTCGCCTTCATCAACTCGAGGCTCGGCATGTATCAGCGGGCCGGGATTACTGATCCGCTCGCGCCGGGAACCGTCTTTGCATAGGTGATGCCATGGGTATTGAAGGCGGATTAGGCGCGTTACTCGGTGCCGGCGG